TCACCTGATCAGGTGACAGCCAATTCGTTTTGTCAGGATGGTTGGGTGATATGATACCCTTTGCTCCCTCATTTTCCAATGATTTCAACCATGCTTCGATAGCGAAGTCATCCAACTGCAATGATTTTAATCCCGCCAATAACGGTGACATACCTCTCAGCTGCTTGCCTTTGCCGTCAAACTGCGGGTTGCTCATCTTAACGTGCAGCACATCATCAAAGGTATCACCCTCCCAACTCCTGTACTTACCATTACCCATATCGTATTCCCACGCAACGATAACACCATCCTTGACAAAGTGCCTCATCCTGTAAGGCGGCACTACCCACACTTCTGTCGGCATCTTGCTGTCGATAGGTGTTTCTCTTGCCAAAAAAGCCTCACCCTGCGTGAAGTAAAATATGCGGAACAACTCCATCATATCCCGCCACGTCTGCGTTTGGTTGGGTTTCCTGATCAGCTTAGCCAATGAGCTATTTTCAGGTGCATAATCCAAAGCCTTGAAGTATAACTGTTTCTTTACGTGCTCCGATGGTGTGGCCGAATACTTGAATCGTTCGTATTTTTTCCGCTTCCTGCTCTTGTCGCTACCACTGTCAACGTACAGCTCCAACTCGGCAACGGCACACTTCTGTATGATCTTCTGAATGATCTTGTAAACCTCGCTATTGCCGACATACCCCTTCAGTGTGTAATCCTCTGCCTCCCAATCGTAAAAAATGACGGGTGTGTTCAGATATGTGATGTTCGACACATCATAGGCTATTGCCTTCGTTGTATCGCTCTTTCCTTTCAGTCCTAACGCCTTTCTAATCATATAGATTCCGTGTTACATATCCCATTGCCACCACTAACAGCAGGCTTGATATAGCCCTGCTCCATATCGACCAGCATCCCGGGTTGGCCTCCATCTCGATGAACGAGAACAGTCCATACAAAACAATTAACAATATTACAAATATTTTTGCAATAGTCACTACTTCTGCGGATAACTTATTAACAAATCGCATAATCAAAATTATTAAAATGTTGATGCATAACGGCATATCGCAGTGCATCCAAAATGTGGTTCGAGGCATCTATCGGTGTGTTGCTTTTCTTGTCGCTCCACACGTAGCCGTTCAACTCCTTGACGAGGTTCTCGCCCTCGACAACCAACTCGTAATCCTGTATCAACGCTATACCACCCGATACAGATCCCTGCCCCTTGACAGCCCCAATGATGTTGTTACCCTTTTGCCTCAACTCCTCAATCAGCCTCGGCTCGGCACTATCCCCAATGATGAGCGCATCGCCTGCGTACCTCTTGTTTACCTCGTAGATGTCGCTCGTGGTCATCCCTGTGCGGTACAGTAGTTCCTTTGCGTATATCACCTTTCTCGTCTTATCAATCGATACCTTTACTAACGTGGTTGGATCAACCGAGAAACCGTAGTCCTGACCGTAAACAACGATGCCTGTATCGACAAAATCACCTATACGCCAGTTGGTGAATACAACACCCTCGCTCCTGTCTCTCCACAAACCAAGTATCTGATGCTTGTACCTTTCGGGCCTGCGATCCCGCATGATATTAATCTGCTGGATGTAACTGTCAGATAGATGCTCGATGTTATCCCAATATGTCGTGTGGATGTATGTAACGTTGTCAACAGTTCCGTTGAACGTGTCGGGAACGCCCCGGCTCTCGAAAAAACGCTTGTAAATGAAGTGGTCCTTATGGCTCGGGTTCATCACCATGATTACCCTGTTCTGCTTCGTCTTGTGCCTTACAGACAAATCTACCCGATCAAACACCTCCTCATCCGTCAGCTCCTCTGCCTCATCCAGCACCCAACACGTCACCCCTTGTATTGATTTCAGGTTGGCAGTGTTATCTCCCGATGAACTCTGCAATCCTCTGAACAATATCCTACTGCCTGATAGCGTATTATCGATGTCTGTTTTCCGGACATCGAAGTGTGCTTCCGCTCCCATCAACTCTATTTTCTCTACAAATTCAGGGATCACAGACAAATGCGCTGAACTCAACGTCTTGCGGGTAAACAGTATCGTTTCATCGTTCTCATACGACAGCAACGACAGGAATGTTGCCACAGCAAATGATTTGCCACTACCTCGCCCACCGATGATGATGATATACCTCGTATCGGCCTCGAAGAGTGCTTCGTATCTCTGACTTAACGTTATGCTCTTTCCGATATCCATCAATCCTCTTCTTCTTCCTCTCTCCTTTTCCTATCAAACTTAACAATGTCCTTAACGTTGAATCCTTCCACCTTAGCATCGACTCTGCTCTCTATATATTGCTGATTCAACAGCCTGTGCTCTTCCGGTGTGCATATCAAACGATACAATGCCAGCAACTCGGCAGCCTTCTGCGACTTGAACAGCTTCGCCCTGATCGATGATTTCGTCCTGATCTTGTTATTCTCCAGCATCTCTTTAATCGTGTCCATTTCGTCCGAACCAATCGGGAAGTGGTCGTAAAAGGTCTGTTTCCTACAAGGTAAAAACGCAACAATGTCCTCAATAAAAAAAAGGTTATGCTTTTCTATCGCTTCCTTAGCCTGTTGATATAGTTTATCCTTATCGTATGCCATTTGGTTATATTTTTTGTCCGTTCTTTTTAAGAACTAACATCGACTACATTTTTAAATTCATCAAACGACCCGCAATGCCTTCAACCATCAAATATATTATTTTCATTCAAACCATCCCTATTTTATGGTCGAAAGTTATCCACACGGGAGGACGATGTGGATAAATCAGCTTATTTCAGACCTTTGCATGGCATTCCGACCCACTTTTGCCCCTATTATCAGTGGTTAAATTAGAAATTATTTTTGATTATTTGCCAAATAATGTGATAACTCACTGTGTTACAAATCGTTTACCCCAATTATTAGAAATTATCTTTTTTCGACCAAAAAACTATAAAGAAAACAGAATACCTAATATAATATTATATTTTTAAAATAATATAATAATAATATATATATATAACTGTGTTTTAAGTAGTTACCTGATTATTTTAACATTATTTTTATTTTGTTGATTATAATTACATAATAATTTATTGCTTTTTAGAGGTATTTTTAAAGCAGAAAAACAAGCAAACCTTTGATATAGAACGAAATAGGCAAAAATCAACTAAATTATCTCTGACACACCATCCAACCATCAACCAAGACCACCAGGACCACCAGGACCACCAGGACCACCAGGACCACCAGGATCACAAAAAAAAAGATGAGCGACCTATCGCAGACCGCCCATCCCGATAAAAAAGTCATGAAAACAGTTTTTACAAATCGTGCAAATCTAACTAATCATCTCGAATCCCACAAATCAAAAAATTCACCTATTGCATTGGCAAACCCTCCCACGCTATCAACGAACACGTGGCTATCCCCCAAAAAATCAGCCCAAAATCGTTGCTCCGCTGATACCACACCACCACCGCCCGGTCTCTTGAACTCCACATACAGCGACCGGCCACCTTTTTTTATGAACAGGTAATCGGGGATCCCCGTGTTTCCGTTCTTCTCCAGCTTGACAGCTGCCAGACCCAACTTCCGTGCGATGTTGCAGCACTCGATCTCTAATTTGCGTTCGCTCCTATTCACTCCCTTGCTCATATGATCGTCTGTTTTTGATTCCACATTTACTATCACCCGAACACCATCATCTACCGTGTCGTTCTGAAACCACTTTTTTGCCTTGTGTTGTATCATATCATTCTCCTGTTATAGCATCCATAGCCCAACACATTATCCCAAATAATGCTAATATAATAGCAATTATAATCAACCCATCTCTCCATCCCTTCTCAATGATAGGTACTGACGATATGCCGACAAATATGGCCGCCAATATAGTCCATCCGATAATCTTCTTTACTTTCTTCATTTTCATATCTCCCCCTTGATTAGTTTCTCAAACTGCTCCTTTGATTCAAATTTGACGGCGTTTTTCCACCTACATTCCACACAGTCCTGGTGTGGAAAGGGAGCACCCATACGAAATTGCTTATATACTTTAATGATTGCGTGTCTCTTGATGTTATCCCAAAATATCGCCAAATCACCCTCTTTCAGTTCTTCATAAGGTTCGAGCCAGTCCTCAAGAAAGACATACTCAATTCCCTCGCACATTACATATTTGTTCCAATCGGTGTATCTATCTACGGTCATTATTTTACCAATAAAATTATCCATTTCTCCCGCAAACCCAGGGTTAACCCTGTTGTGCGTTTTACTCGAAACACCGTGTTTTATTCTTACCTTATCACCTTTTTTGAACTTGCGCTTCGGTATATCCTCAATGCATTTCTTTTCTGCGTTCCAGCGTTTTCCTCGTTCGGCGAGTGCTTCAATCATTCGTTGTTTTTCTTCTGTGGTTGCATGGCGTTTGATTCCATCGTAACTTGCAACTTTATCAATGAAGAGCTCTCCAGAAGCTGGTAAATATGCGTGATCAAATATGCGATCACCATCAGCCTCCTTGAGTATTAAAATTGAATCGAACTCGTTAACCACGAAGTCACCATCTTTGTACTTCGGTTCTTCCACCAGCTCCATCAAGCTGTCAACCCCCGATTCAATCTCTTCCAATCGGTAAATCTTGTCGTTAATTTTTATTCTCATGTCTTATTGTTTATTATTTATTATCAGATGATTCTTTGTTTGCTACAATTACATTAGCTACATTATGATGCACTAATTCTTCTCCAGTTAGATCGTAAGTGTTATACAACACTAATACACTACCATTCTTTTTTATCGCTGTTGGCTCAAACAATCCATTTGAAGTATCAACCTTTACTGGTAAGTCATCGTTGTATAGCTCAAGCCATTTAATTAATTCACTCTTTTTCATCTTGTTTTGTTGTCTTTGTCAATTAAATAAATCACGGTTAAAAATATTGCCAATACCACCAATGGAATCCACAATGGTGAAAGCACCCACCACCACGACCATGTTATTGCACCTACAAGTTTTAGAACAATGAAAATTGTTTGGATTGTTGATAATGTTCCATTTAGTTCTCTCATTGCTTGTTATAGTTTAAATCCTGTTATCTTAATACCTACCCAAATTAGCAATCCAATCCCACATAACAGCAGGATGATTGCGATGATTGCAGCGCATCCGTAGTCGTCGTCATTCATGCCTCTTCGGTTTTATGTGGTGCCCCTTCAGACTCGGCTCTTTTACAAGCATTGCCTCCATAATGGCTATTGCCACATCTATAGCCTCCCCGATTTTTTTGGGGTCTTGCTGACTTGCACGTCCTCCACGCCTCCAACTGTTGTGCTTTTTCAGCACCTTTATTGCCTGTTTTACTGTCATGATTTTATTTTAAATCTCTATTATATTGAAACATTCGTAAATGCCACGTTATCGCTCATTTCCGTGATTTTTTGGGTTATCGTCATATAACCCGATTTCCTCATCCCACCTCATCATGTCGATCAGAGCTTGTTTTTGTTGTGCCTTTAAATCCAAACACTCCATTACCCTTTTCTCAAAATCAGCCTGCGCTGCGGCTTTGGCTTCGCTTAGCGTTGAATAAGACTGTGTTATTTTTCTCGGGTTAATCATTCGGAATTCTTTATTGTCAATTGATGGTCTAACAACATAGTGCCCAAAAGGTGTCTTTGTATCCTCATACCCTTCCCATACTTCGACCCACTCCAACTGCTTGATTTTCGGGGAGGATTGACACCTCATTGCTTCGCCAACTCTTGCATTGGCATATTCCTCCATCGCTGAAAGGATTGCTGGGTAGTACATTGTCACATTTTCATCAAATGTCACATCTGGACATCCAAACTCAATTAAAATTTCTTCTGCTGTTTTCATATCCTTAATTTCTTTTTAATCGTTTATTTGCGTTCTAAGCCATTATTTTCTCTTCCGAATATATAAATACCACCCAGTCCATTTAAACGCTAATTTCGGCATCTGTGTAATCGTGGGAGGCATTTACCGCATCACACACATATCAAAACATCAACTTGTCGTACACCTCCTTCACCATCTTGTCACCGATAGAGAGGAAGTCCTCTATCACCCTCACCCCGTAGCTGACCGTCGAGTGGTGCACCCCGAACATATCTCCTACCTCAACGCACGTGTAGCCGTTCTCCCTTAGCCAATGAAATGCCACGAATCGTGCTGTCGTTACATCCCTCTTTCGTGATTTGTCAGTGATGTCAACACCAAGTTTGCGGGACAGCATCGCTATCACTTCCTTTGTTTCTGCATTAACTGCATTAACACATTTGTTTTTTGTTTCCATAATACTCCTCATGTTTATTGTTTATAATTTAATACCACTCATATCTATCATAGATGCTTTTTTCCAGCTGCTCCTCCAATTCCGACCGCTCCTTTGCCGTAAAGTAATCACTGTAACATTCTGCCCTCACAAATGCGTATGTCATCCTGCTCTCTGGAGGCATATCATAATACGTTGATGTTGTCCACCTCGTCACAATGTCAACGAAAAATTCCGCCTCCACATTGTCACCTGTCTCCGGATCAATCGCATCCGTAAGGATGTAATACGTGCCGGTCTCGTCAATTTCGGGTATGTCAATTAGTTTCATGATATTAATCCGATTACAGTCCACACCACAAAATAAACACCTGCAATTACCGCCACTGCGATCATTAGATTTGCCTGTCTGTCCTGTTTTGATTGTCTTGATTTTGTTTTCATTGCTTATTTTTTTTAAGTGATTATTACCCCCATAAAATTAATGAGGTATCGTAATTTTTTTTCATCTCATTTACTTTCTTTTTTGCGTAAGCCATGCTATATGCATGCTCCTTCGAATATTTGCCAGACTTCAACCCTTCGTGATACTCTTTCGCTTTTTCATACTTTTCCTTGAAATACTCCACGCTTTCGGGCATTGAAAGATTGATGTCGTCGGCTCTTCGCTTCCAGTATTCCGCTTTGCTTTCGTGTTCGCTGGCCTTATCCGCATACTCTACCGACCTCCCCATTCTCGCCCAGTTGCGCTCTATCAAAGCCCGGTGCCGCTTCTCGCTGTGATGTCCTACCTTTATAGGCTCGGCCATCACGAGAAATTCTTTTCCCTCATTTGATGCTTCTCTGAACATATCGCTTTTCTTTTGAGCAGAATCTGCCCAATCATTATACTGCTCTGCTTTCCGTTTAGCCCTCTCCTGTAAGTTATATCCATCAGCACGGGTGATGGAGTAGAAGAAATAACCATCTTTTTTATATACGAGGTTGTGTACAATATTTTCGTTTACATTTCCGTATTTATTCTCAACTTCAATTATATCACCTTTTTGATGTTCTTCTTCACATTTTGCCAGCCATACGTTTGGGCAATATTTTACATAAGTTGCTGTTTTTTTTGTTTTCATTGCTCTTGTTTTTTTAATTGTTATTGTTCCTTTGTTCCTTTGTTAAACACAAAAAGCCCGCCCGCAAAAAGCGGACAGGCTAAAACCTAAATTTGTCACACCATCCCTAATTTCTTTAGGGTGAAAAAAGGGATGTTCTCCTTGGTTACCCGGGTATGGTTTTCGTTATCCAATGCCCGGCCAAACTCGTTAGTACAGAATGTACTAACCACCAAACCATCGTCAAGTACTTCCACCCTGATGTTGGTGTCCTGGAGGTTTCTTCCTCTCGAAAAATCCACCATCCGGAGCAGCTGCTTTGCCAGCTTGCTACCGTCATTCTTGAGTTCCACTGTTCTCATAACCTTACTTTTTTAAATTGTTATTGTTTTAATTTGTTATTACAAAGATAAACCATCCTACTTAATATACCAAATTTTTATACAACTATTTTCGTGCAAAAGTGCGGAATTTAAATATTATTAACAAAAACAGCGCTTTTTGGACCGATTTCGTGCATACTTTGGTCGCAAATTACTTGGTGATGTCGATAAACTCTTGTAGCAGCTCCTGCTTTTTCACCAGTGATCTGTATTTTTTTGGCTCGACCGTGCCACCGGCAACGAATGAATGTACCTGAACACCTCGCTTCTGACCCTGCCGCATCAACCTTGCGTTTGCCTGCAAGAACAACTCGCTATCAAACGGCAATGACGACCACACGATCATCCTTGCGCCACCAAGGTGAAGATTGAGCCCGTGTCCGCCGGAGGCGGGGTTTAGTATCAACACATCCACCTCCCTATCGTTCCACCTCTGCATAAAATTCTTTTTCTTCACATCTGTGAACGTGATCCGCTCCTTTTTCAGCTTCTCCTGCAACCACTCCTTCTCTTCGATGAAAGCGTAGAATAACAACACCTGCTCCCCCTCGCTCACCGCCCGTGCCACAAACTCGACCACCTGGTCCAGCTTCGTTGAGTGATCCGATCGCTTGACCTCCCTCAACCCACTTCTAACATCATCGACATACACGAAGCCATTGCACAACGTCTGCAACTTTGCAAACTTCTGATTCTCGCTGAACGCTACCACCTCATCACCCAACTGCACCGACAGCATCGTGTTCAGCCTCATGTACTCCGTCATCTCTGCATCCGACAGCGTGACCGTGTGCGTAATATACTCCACTTCCGGTATCTCCAGCCAGTCCTTTGAGTCCAGCGTGAAAATCGATGGTCGCACCTTTGCTATCAGCTCATCCATCGGTGTTATCAACTTCCACTTGTGGAACTGCAATCCTGACCCCGCCAGCAGATCAACGAAGTGCCTACCCCTCCATCGGTAAAATATCTGATTGCGCTCCCGCTTCGGTCGGTCGTTACCATACCCGACAGCCAGAAATTGACCGTACAGGTCAACTGCACTATTCGTGATCAGCGTTCCGGTCAGTGCGATCCGTTGCCTCGCCTTGATTGAATAAACGGCATCACTCCGTTGCGATTCATGGTTCTTGAAGCTCGTCAACTCATCCATCACCAGCAGATCAACCTCCATACCCCTGACATCATTAAGATTGTCCCTCGTTACAATCAGGTGGCTGCTCTCGCCTATCAACTTCATGCGCTTGGCTTTCGGTCCATGCACGATGGTCAGCTTCTCCGCCAACTCCGACAATCCCCACTTCTCTGCCTCCTGCTTCCACACGTTCAGCGCAACGAACTTCGGGGCAACGATAAGCAACGTCTTAGGCTTGGCATAATCGATATAATGTAATACCGCAGCAGATTTGCCTAACCCCATGCCTACGCTTAGTATCACTTTATCTGTTGTTTTACAAAATTCTACTATTTTCTTTTGGTAGTTTTTCAGTTGTAATTTCATGCCTTTATTTGTTTGTTATGCATAAATGCTACGTTTGCGTTCCATAAGAAAATTTCCCCACTGAATAGCCATAGCTTTTGCGACACCCTGAAATGTCTTTGAGCGTAGTTTTGCGCGTTCAGGTCCAGGTGGCAAATAATGTAATCTTTGAGCTTCATTTTTGGGGAGTTGCTTCCATTTCTCTTTTACGTCATTCGTTGCTATCAGCCTTGTTAGCCCTTTAAGCCAAAAACAAGTTGCTTTGCTTTCGGTATGCCCAAAGTGATAGGGCTGCACCAATTGGTCATACTTTCTGCCAATTAATTCAACCGCATATTTATGTGGGATTGGGTTTTCAATCGCAATTAAAGGTATTGGTGCATCCAGCAACTTCTTAAAAAATTCAGCAGCTTCATTTAAACTTTGCCACCTTTCTTCATTTCGGCTTCCGTCTTTTTTGTATAGCCAGCGAACCCCGCTATTTGTCAAATAAGTACAGGGTGGGTGTGCTATCATCATATCCCAGCCATCATTCAGTATGTTTAAAACATCTCCTTTTATATGCCATTCAGGGTGTCCACCGCTACAATCTTGTAAGTCGCAACTCCAGGCATCAAAACCAAGTTTTCTAAATTCAATCGTTGTTGCTTGGCTCTCCTCACAAGCTATTAATATTTTCATTCTATTGAAGTTTTGTAGTTAATAATCCGCATCATTGCATAACAGCACATATACTCAACCTTGCCGCAGGCGCAACACAATGCTGCGCATAGCTGCTAAACGTTATTTCTCAAACTTAAATATCCCAATCTCCTTACCATCTCCACCATAACCGATGGCCTCTTTCTGTCTGTCATGCGTATAAAGCTCGTACCTCGTGATGTCCGCCCCCGCCTTCTGCTCCCTCTCCAGCAGCTTCGACACCTCCGCCCTCGCACGCTTTTTGATGTTCTCGATGGCTATCTCCGTCAGGTTGCGGTAGGTGCTCTCGAACTCACCGTGATAGGTGTGCGGATCGTCTGTGAACTTGATGCTGAAATGAATTGTCATAGGTAAAGATCAAAAAGGTAAATCACTCGCCACACCACCAGAAAGGTTATCCATCTCGCCACTGTCCACATCTGATGCGCTGATGTCTTCGCTTATCTCCGTTGCCCTGTTCCAGCAGTCCATAACCCTGTAATTGGATGGGTTGCTCGGAACTCTACAATCACCGAACATCTTTTCCATTACCGCCCTGACTGTGGCCTTCTGTGCCGTGTTAGGCTCATTCTTGTAAATCAAACTTGCCACTTGCTTAGCCGTAATATATGTTTTTGACCCTGTTGTAAATATCTCATCCTTACGCAAGATGATCTCATTGCTCGCCTCATCCATCTCCCTGGTTGCCACACCCTCAACATAATCGAACGAGTTATACCACTCCTGCCAGTCGTCCTCCGGCTCTGCGTTGGTGCAGAAGTCCAACCATATCTGGTAAATCTCATCGAACGATAACTGCTTCGGCTTCTTCGCCATCCTGATAGCGTAGAACCTTCGCTCATACATATCCTGCACGAAATCGATCACATCCTCATTCGATGTGCAGAAATAAAACCGCTTGCATGGAATCCTTTTTATTGATCCGAATTTCTGGTTATACTTGCAGCTGTTTGATGTCAACACCTGCTTGATTAGTCCGTAGGATTTACTGCTGTCCTTCGGCATGCTCTCATCTAATATCACAGCATTGTATAATGCCCCTGCAGGGATGTCGTGATCGTTGTACTGCATCTCTGTTGATAGCGTGCTCTCATACGTGCCGAAGTTGTCGAAGCTATCACCATTGAGGATGGTGACGACCGCCCTTGCGATGGTCGTCTTGCCTGTCTGCTTCTGTCCCCCCCACAGGTATATGGATTTATTGAGCGATGGATTGTGATTCTTGTGCCTCGTCTGGCACACGAAGTACCTGATCGCATCGATATCCTTATCGCTCATACCCCACACCTCCTTGATCCTCTCGGCTGCCTTGTCGAACTTTGCCTTGTCAGGTTTGTTCTTGAACATCTCCGCCACCCGTTCCGATAGGTTGCGCCTGCATATAACCGTGTTCCACACCAGTTCAGATATGTTCTCCGCCTCTTTGCTCACCTTGCCGAAGCGGTCGAGCCTTTGGCAGTAATAGAAAAAGTTGGCCAGCGGAGGAAAGGCGTCAACGGTTTTTTTGTTGTTAAAAACAGGTTCTGCGATCGTTCGCCTCATGGCCGTCATCAATCTGTCATATAACTCTTTTTGCGATGACACTCGTAACGTCTCAGCCCATTTCTGCAACCCACCCGCATGAACGATGTCGATGATCTCCTGATGCTTCGGCAGGTCATTTATATTCTTGCCGTTTCTTATGAACACCTGCTCCTCTGTCTCACCCTTATACTTATCCCACACCATGATCTCTCGCAGCTTCGCAAGATCAATATTCATACCCGTGATGGTCGATATTCCTTGCTGTTCCTGTTGGTCGGTCGCCTTGTCTATCTTATCATTATCCTGTTTCATAGTTTCATAATCCATTCTTTTTCAGCATCAAATCCAATATGTCCGCACCTTCGGGAAGTATTCCGGCCTGCACAGCCTGCTCTACCGTGACATCCATTTCACGATTGAAGTGCCTCGTTTTATGCTCCCACTTCTCGAACTGCCCGTGATCGGCAAAAACCATATCCAACCGCTTCAGCTCCGACAGCCGTTCCATCGATAGCATCTCGCTTCCACCGCTCGCGATCCATGTATATTCTGGCATGAACACCGACATCATTATTGCCGTCTTCTCGCTCTCGCACAAAGCGACCGGCTTCTCACCATCCACAAGGTGCAACCCGAAAAAGCATTGCCGATAATTGAAGTCATCCCTGATGGACTTGTGGACAAACCAGCTCATCCTGTCCTTATTTCGCCTGCCGTTGCTGTTGTAGTACATCACCTTGCCAGTTCGGAATCTATCCATGTTATCCTGTTGCCAAAAGATAGTTCCTCCACCTTTTGCCGTTCCGATGTTGTAATCATCCCTCAACTGGTATGCCACATCCACCCCGAACGTGCGTACCAGAAACATAAAGAACACGTTGGTCTTGTACTGGTTGAACGTTGCCTCAACTATCTCCTTATCCACGAAGTCAATCGGCTTTGGTGCGATGAATTCCCGCTCTGGAACATAGTGCGAACTCTCGATGTCACCATCTTTAATCTTTGGGTATCGATGATAACGGCAGTTATTTGTGCGCTCGCATCTTCCATATTTAGTGGGATTAACTACCTCCCCCGTCACGCTGTCAACATATGGTTTGAATGTCTTTTTTCCGCAATTTGGGCAGATGATATGCTTACTACCCTTCTGTAAGGTATATCTGTAATTCATGCTTAAATAATTTAATTAAATTAGAGTGACAAATATAACCATATTTTTGCTATATACAAAAATATATTACATTTATTTTTATCCCGTCTTTCTTATAAACATTCGTAAATTCCACGTTATAAGCCATTTTGAACAACAACCTCATCAATCAGATTGAAATCACAATCAAGCAATTGTAACTTATTACAACCATCATCCCGAAGCGGGTATATTCTCTCTAAGCCTATAATTAAATCTTCAACATCTTTGTTATGCTTTTCAGCTTGTTTAAACAAAAAACGGCTTATAACACTGGCTATATGCAATGCCTTACCGTCTTTATCAAATATTTCTAAATCATGTTCCATTGTTCTATTTATTTATTTTTGTGCAAGTTTTAATATCGGCACTGCACATAGCCGTTTACCGTT